CCACTCCTCCCCCCCCCCCCCCCGCGCCCATGCCGCTGGTCCCTCCCAAGCCGCCCCCAGAGCTAAACTGCCCACCCGAGTACATCGGATTTAGCCCCTGTGCCCCGCCGACCATGGCCATAGAATTCTGCGTTAGGTTGGCGTACGGCGACCCCATACCCATCGCCATGATCGCAGGGTTGGTGCTCATGGAAAAGTTATAAGCGTCCTGCCCAAGCCCCATGCGGCGCATGCGCTCCTGCTCGGCCAGCTGGGCCGACTGCCCGAGGATGCCAAGGTCTTGCGCCCGCCGCTGCTGGACAAAACGGTCACGGTTGAGCAGCTCAGCGCCAAGCCCAGCACTGCCGGTCGCCATGCCGCGCGCGGCCATTCCGGCGCGGGCTTGTTGTGTGGCGTCCCGGGTGTCCTGAGCCGAGAGCATGCCGGCACGCTCGCCGACTGCACCCTGCAGCTGCTCCTGAAGCCTAGTGTATTCCGGCGCGGCCGTCTGCGCGGCGTCGAGCTGGCCAAGCAGGCTGGTGCGTCGGCGCATCTCGTCCGGCAGCGCCGCCTCGTAGCTGGCGCGAAGACTCTTATCGCCAAGGAGCTTGAGGCCGAAGTTTATGTTGCGTCGGCTTTCCTGCCTTGAGGCGTTGCCGGCCGCGACTGACATGGCGGGCAGCTGCTCGCGCTGGATGGCAAGCTGTTGCCGTAGCAGACTTGCAGATTGCTCCAGGTCGAGTGTTGGTGCTGTTGGTGATGATCCTCCCATTCCCATAATGTTGTCCTCCTAATTGTTAAATCGTTTGTTCAGTTTGTCCCAGCGGTGTGCCCGCCAGCGGCCGTCGTTGTTGCGCTGCCAGACCAAATACTTGTGGGCGTGCGGAGCAACGCGCATGCCCGCCCGAATGACATCGTGGCCGGCAGCCAGCTTGCAGACCCACGCATTGGGGTCTCCGGCCGTGATGCGCCCTTCGTCTTCATTCCAATGTGCCTCCCAGGCCAGCAGGAACAGGTCGCTTGACGAGTAGACCAAGCCGCTGGCCACGCAGTTTGCGATGGCCTCGATGAGTCGCTCGTCCGGGCAGTAGTCCTGTTGCCATTGTGCTGCTTTTTCCCATGGGGTCATGTTAGCCAAAGACGACCACGGAAACCTCTGCACGGTTGGCCGCGTTCACCGTGTTGGCGGTGTAGACGGAAAATGACGCCGTGGTCCGGTTGGTTGTTGCCGTTGATTCCGCACCGGTGTCCGCATCCAGAACGCCGGACGAGGCCACGGCAGAATAGTTGGCCGAAGGCAGCGCCGTGGCGAAGGTAACGGCGTAGTCTCCGGTGCCATTGCGCGTTACGCTGGCCACATTGCCCGCCCCGCGGATGCCGCGGGCATAAGTCAGCGTTCCGGTTGTGGTGCCGGTTGCCGCCGTCTGAAAGGTAAAGTTGTTGTCATCGACCCTGACGATCTCCGCGCTCGCCGTGTTGGCCGCCGTGTTCAGCCCCGAGTCGGTCGCCGAGGAGATCACCAGCTTGTTGCCGGTGGATAAGCCGTGGGCGGACTTTGTGACCGTCACGGTGGTTGCGGTGCGGCTGTAACTGTTGCCGGTCACGCTGGTCATCGTGCCGTCAAAGTTCACCCAAGCGCGGCACCCATAGATCGGCGCCGAGCCGGTCTGCGCGCCGTTGAGTTTGGCAGCGGTGATTGACGCATCGACTACGTTGGCCGTGGTCACGGTGATCGCTGTGGGCAGTGCGCCGGTTGCCAGCTTGGACATGGCGATTGCTGCACTTGGCGAAATGTCGGCGTTCACGATGGTCTCAGTGGTCAGGGCCACGGTCGGCGACTGCGCGCTGTTCAGTTTGGCCGGGGTGATGACCTCGCCGGAGACGAAGCCTGACGGGTCGTTGTAGCCCTTGTTTACGGTGATGGTTGCCATAGTAATTAAGCTGCGTTGCGGGTGTCGGTTTGTGGGAGACCTTCAAGCGCCGCCTCAATGGAGACGTTGCGGATCTCTGGACGCTGAAGGTTGGTTTGAAAGATAAGTTCGGCGGCGTGCGCCTTGCGCCGGATTGGTTGCTTGAGCGTGTAGTCTTCCTCAGCGCCGGTATCGTTGCTTTGCCCTGGCACCAATGTGACCGGAGCGTCCGGGTTGATGAGGTTGGCCTTGACTGTGATTGAGCCAGCATTGGGCAGGACAACATCGCTTAGGGCGCGGGTGAATCGCTTGCTGTGCATGTTCCCCATATTGTATCGGCGCGTCTTAATCGTGCCGATAACCTGGCCGACATTGCTGCCACTCGGCTCGTCGTCAGTGCCGTCCGCCTTCTCATCAAGGAGGTAGAGCTTGCCGGTGCGGCGGACGTTGAAAACGCGGCGAACATCGCTGTAGGTGCCGACGATCAGCGTGTCCACGCCGATGCCATAGGTGTCGCGGCTCTCCCACTGGTCATTGAGGGCCGAGTAGGTAATGACCAAGTCGTTTGTGTCGTCTGGTGAGTCAAGGGTTGGGACAGCCAAGGTGTAACGGTTGTTGTGCCAAAGCCCAAAGGCCCGCTGCACCTTGCTCTGGTCGATGCGCTCAAACTGGTCGGCGACCGGATCACTCAGCGGCTTGGTGTCGCCGCGCAGCTTGAGGTCAAGCTGGGTGTCCAAGCGGTAGACACCGGCGTCGGAGAGGAAGAAGACATAGCGGCCAGCTGTGGCGATGCTGTTGCGCGCCGAGCAACCGATCTCGTCGGTGATCAATTCCAGTTTGGCGACCGCCGTGTCGATGGCGAAGCTGGTGCCGTCGATGCTCGGGCTCTGGGCCAGCGTGGCCAGCCAGATACTCTTGCGGGCGAAGACCAAGGCCGAGCCCTCCACCCACGGATGCACGGCGACAATGTAATCGCTGCCGCCAGAGCCGGCGCGGAAGCTCTGCCAGAATGGGTCGTAGAGGTCGGCGTCCAAGTAGTCGCTGATCGCCACTTGATCACGGCCGTCAGGGATGACCAGCCGGTTCTGAATGTAGGAAGCCCACGGCACGCTGCGCATCTTTTTGTAGGTTGGACCTTCTGCCGGCACACCGCCCGCCGCCCGGACGAAGCTGCCGCTGCCGGTCCAGTAGATCGGCGGCTTGACGCGGCGGACATTGATGTTGGCCACGGCGGCGTCTGCCGTGCCGTTTGGGACGGTGATCTTGAACGTGTTCGTGGTTGGGGCGTCGGCCCCGCCAAGGACATCAAACTCATGGCCGTCAAAGGCGGCGACCGTGCTGCCCTCAATGCGCACCCGCTGGCCGGCGGTGTAGCCGTGGGCGTCCACATTGACCGTTGCTGTGGTGCCCGAGACAGCGATGCCGGTCGCGTTGGTCAGTTTTTGGTCAAAGCCGGAAGCGGTCAGCGGGGCTTCCCGCAGGATGTAAAGTCGGTCAAAGGCTTGCACCACCGAGACATTGTCGGTCGGCTCGATGATCTCATCCGGCGAGCTGGGATAGCCCACCGTATCAACCGTGTCGGTCGGCGAGGTGTTCCGCCAGAGGTAGGCTTCGCTTGGCCCGCACATCACGATATACTCGTTGGCGTTTTGGTAATTCTGGGAAGCGAAGACGCCAGAGGCGAAGATGCCGCCGCCGTAGGTTGTCTTGACCAGCGGACCCTTGTTGGCGATGAGGGTGCCGGTGGCGTTGGCGGTCGGCGTGCCGGTCATGGTGTAGTCGAAGGTCGTCCCACTGGCGTTGGAGATAGCGAAGTCTCCGTTGTAGAGGGCGGCGTCGGCTCCGGTGGCGCCGGAGATGTTGACCTGGTCGCCGTTGCTGTAGCCGTGCGCAGCGGTTGTGGTCACGGTGGCCAAGGAGCTGCTGAAGGTGATTGAGGTGATTGCCTTGTCAGGGGCGAGGTCAAAGGACAGCGTGAGCGGTTCGTCCGCCGTCGAGATAGCATCGGCCAGCCGCTTGGCCCCCTTGCGGGTCTGCGCCGTGCCGCGCTCCAGCCGCATGTTCACACTGTCTTGCAGCATGCCGGGCGGCAAGGTCAACGGATTCAAGCGCGAAGCGAAACCAAGGAAACCTTGGTCGCCGTCACGTTGGACTGGGGAGTTGATGGGCATTAGTTCAGTGCTGCCTTTAGTTTGCTGCGAAATCTGTCCGCATCTCCGGGCGAGATGTCGGTTTTGCGGGTTGGGCTGACTTGTTGATGCGTCACAACCATGTTCATCGGTATGCCCCACTTACGCAGGCGCGGGGCCAGCCACTCGATGGCGCTCGCCATGGCATCGTCTCCCAGCGGGTAGTCGTAGGTGTTGCCCTCCCAGGCGAGCCCAAGGCTCCAGCTATTAAGGTCGCCGCGCCCCATCCAGTTGCTCTTGCCGGCATGCCAGGCACGCTCGGTGTCGTTGGCGAACACGGTGCGGCGGCCATCGCGGGCGATGAGAACGTGGTAGGACACCTTAGATGCCGGGTTGCTGATCCACTCGCAGCCGCCTCGGTAGCTGCCGTCCGAGTGATGCAGGACTACCGCCTCCGGCCGGATCGCGTTGCTGCCCTTGTTCGGCGTGTGGACCCTTCGCTCGTCGTAGGTGGTCTTGGGCGGCTCGACGGTGAAGCTCGGACTGGATACGGAGACAGAGTTCGGCGAGGCCGGCGCTAGGGAAGCGTCGGACTTTTTGCCAAATAGTCTCAGTAGCCAGTTCCACATTGCTTACTTAGCGAGTCCCTTGGTGCTTGGGGTCACGGTCACGGTGGCTTGTTGTTTCAGAAAATCGTAGCCAACCGTCACGCAGCCGGGCAGTAGCAGGTAGCCAGCGAAGACCAGAGCAGCGGCGATGAATTTAGCCGCGAGCATTGTTGTCCTTGGCGACGATCAAGCCCCAGGCGGCGGCGAGCGAAGCGGCGATGAGGCCGATGTCAGGCAGGCTGCCGGTGGAGAGAAATTCCTTCGCGCCGGTGGCGATTGCGATGATGGCGGTTAAAGCGCCGAGTGTAGTTGTTTTCCAGTTTTTCATATTATTTGTTCTCTTTTTGTTTTCTGCGAAGATCGTGGTAGACCGAAATTAGAGTGACCACGCCGACCGCGAGCCCAACGCAGAGGCCGGCCACCCGGAGGTAAAGCTCAAGGTGGCTCACCATGGAGACCGCCGCGCTGCCAATGGACGCGAACGTTCCAAGCGCGCCGCGTTCGACGGTCGAAAGGTGTTCGTGGAGGAAACTCACGGCATCCCCTCCGCTTCCGGCGTCAGTTCAGCCAGTTGCTCCGCGCTCAACTCCTCCACGCCCTCGATCCCGCCAGCATCAAAGGCGGCGGCGAGGTCGCTCTGCCAGAGGCATGTGTAAGCCACGCGGCCATCTGTCAGCGGTTGCCCCGTGATCGTGCCGTCTGTCAGCGAGGCCGCACGAATGCGCGTCTTGTCGCTGTCATCCCAGTGACCGCCGATGGTCACAATGCTGCGGGGTCCGTCTGGGAGGGCTTCGCCGTATTGGGCGAGCAGTTGCGGGAATAGCGTTGCTACGGAGGCGGGGGCAACGGCGATGGTGCGGTCTGTGGTTTCGTAGCTCATGGGAGTCCGAGGCCAGTGCCGAGGGTTTCTTTATAAAGGGTGTGCAGCGTCGAATGTTGCGCGGTGGTGACGGCAACGTCAAACAGGGCAACAAATGAGATGTCGCCGACCCAACCGTTTCCGCCGCCTTGGCCGATGTAGAACTGCATTGCTGCATTAAAAGGAACATACGCAGACGAAACGGGCGTTCCGCCATTGAGAATGCCCTCAACGGTTGACGCTCCAAATGCGTGGCTGAAAGTTGCCCGACTATTGACCGCTGCGCTCGGGGCCGTGCCTCCAGATGTTGAGCCATTAAAATACCGAATGTTTGCAGACCCAGCGAAAAGAGGCGTTGAGTTTACTTGACCAACAAGGCGCAGGTCGCCGCTGGCCGTTTTTCGGGCGCAGGCAAAAACTGTATTGGCATTGTTAAAATTGTAGTTGGCCGCTGTTTGAATTTGGACAGAGCTATTTTGCAAAAAACCAGAAATGCCGCTGCCGTCCGCCTCCCAAGTCGGTCCATTGACCAGCGTCCCATTAAAAGCCCCCAACCCACCGAGCGAAAACGCCGTGGTCCCACTTCCATAGTTCTGCGAAGACCGCAACGGCCAACAGACCATTGAGTTCCATAGTCCTAAATCATTGACGCCCTTGGCAAAATCTCTGATCTGCTGGCGAGGAAGCGCGTCGGAAATGTTGCAGACATTCAAATAACCCTGCACATCCAACTCCCATTTGTT